TGCCATTATATAGTGGCAAAGGTATGACATTTAGACCAGACCCTAGATTTTTAGATGCTGCAGGCATTATTCCATCATTAAAACCAATAGGAAGTATTGCAAATATTGCAGGAAAAACTGTTGCCAAAGAGCTTGCAAGACAAGTTGAAACAAATACAGGATTGCTAGGTAAATATACAATAGATCCCAGAGCATACATACACCTTCCCAATACACCATTAAATCCTAATGAATTAGTAGGTACTAGATTTGATCGTGAAAGTATTGGTGGGCTTGCAAACAAGAAAAAAATTAATCTTGAAGATTATAGAGGTGCAAGCATTGTTCCAATGCCATATGACTTATCAAGTAGAAATTATAAAATTACTAATGTGTCAGATGTTCAATTGCCAAATGAAATTATTACACATGGTGGACAAGATTACGCAAGAGATATTAAGCATATTAATGAAGGTGTGATTGGTGCATCAAACGCTGGTATAGCAGATCGTATTAAAACAAGAGCTGATATAGCTAAACAAGAAAATTTAGCTAAAGGTGGTACTGGACAAGTATTGCTTATGCCAACAACTATGGGGGCAGGATCTGAAAACTTTTCTGTTCAACCAACGCAAGTATTTTTAGGCTTATTAGATGTATCTAAACCTAGCAAAGCTGCAATTAAAGAATTAGATAATAGCATTAGAACATTTAAAGAAGCTACTGGTGTAGGCGAGCAAAGACGTATTATTCAACCATATAAAAACTTTTCTGGAGTAATGACTGAAGAAGGTAGAAATCAATTATTGACTGGTCAAAATATTGAAGGTACTGCTGGTAATTTGCGTAAAGCATTTGCTGATCGTATGGCAATGAAACAAAATCAAGAAAAATTTAAATATAATATTGAAGATGTAATTGCATCTATACAAGATCCATCTTTGCGTGGTGTTCCAAAAGGATATGCTGGCAATACTGTACTAAGTGTTAATCCAGAAGGTATGAAACTTATTCCAACAAATAAACCAACTTATAATACAGATTTTACTGGTAAATTTGAAGGATCACTTGGATATAATGCTCCATTAGAAATATTAATGATGGATCGTTATAATGATATAGCAAAAACATTTCATGGTAAAAAATCTGATTTACGCAATATGACTATTGGTGCATTAGAAAAACGTAAATCTGGAATTTCATCAATGGTTGATGATGCAATGTTAGAAAGAATGTATCAATATCAATTAGATCAAAAGAAAAAAGGTTTATTGTAATGGACAATAATTACGATCTATTAAAAAAATTAGGGTTAAGTGTTGCTCGTGGTGTTCCTCAACTTGCTACAGGATTTGTAGATTTAGCTGCATTGCCATTAACAATGACAGGCATAAGAAAACCAGAGCAAATATTTGGATCTACTGCATACTTAACAGATAAAGGTTTGTTACCACAACCACAAACAGGTTTATTAAATCAAAGTACAGAATTAGCATCATCTATGTTAAATCCTGCAGCTGCTGCTAAAGGTGGTTTAGGCCTTGCTGGAATAATGATTGGTAAAGGAGCTAAAACTTGGGATGCTGTTAAAGCTGCACAAGCTGAAGAAATGTTAGCTAAAGGTGCTGATCCAAAAGAAGTTTGGTCTTTACTAGGTACTGGAAGAGCTACATGGGATAACCAATTAAGACAAGAAATAAGTGACGATGCTGCTAAATTTAAATATCAACCTATATATGATATTAGATCTCTTCCAAGAAATGAATATAACAAACTTGGTGATTTTTTAGATCATCCACAATTATATGCAGCACATCCAGAATTAAGAGAAACAAAAGTTGAATTTGAACCAAAACCATTTAAAGATAAAAAAGGTAATCCTAATATTTTAGGTGCGTCTTATAATAATCCACTAGATAGAGTAAGGCTTGAAATATTTCCTCCAAATTATAGCTTTGAAAATAATATTGATCCAAAAGACTTGCAAAACATTTTAAATAATACGTTACATGAAACAAATCATGCTGTTCAATTTAGAAATGATTTTGGTAGAGGTGGATCTTCTTCATTATTTCCACAAAGTTCTGCAGATAAAAAATTAACAAATCAAATTAAACAAGCAAATGCATTACATATTTTAACTGAAAAACATGGTGTACCTTTAGATAAATTACCAGATACATTTAATAGAGTTACTGGTAAAAAATTAGTTAAAGGTTCTATGGATTTATTTGGCCAATATGATAGAAGTCAGCTTAAAACTATATATAACGATATTGCAAATCAAGATATTAGAAAATATAAACGAATTGGCGGTGAAGCTGAAGCAAGATTAGTTGAAAGAAGGCAGCCATTAACAGAACAACAAAGACTTGAAACATACCCATTTCAATATTTACAAGGTAACCCATTAACGCTAGATTACCCTACAAATGAATTAGTAAATAGAAATACTAGTGGTACAATTGAAAATTTTGATTTACTAAACAGTAAACTTTGGAAGAATTAATCTTCGTCAGCAAACCTTTGTAAAAGTGCTTCATGTTTAGGATCAACTTCCTCATCTTCTTCAATCACTTGTTGTAGCAGCCAGTTTTTATAAACATCTGCCTTTTCCATATCTTGAACTAAATTACCTTTAAAAGATGATCTTAAAGTATATTTAATAATATTACCTTTTAAATATCCAATAAATTCTTCTTTTGTAAGTTTAGCTTCAATTATATCAATTACTTCTATGCCTCCTACAGTATAGTGTTTTGGAGCTACTACATTGTTATCGTTCATACTTACCCCCTAATAAACATTAAATTAATCATTTCATATGTACCATATGCCATCCAAAATATGCTACCTATGACTATTGCCCATACTACCCAATCAATTACTTTTCCCATCAAATCCATTTACCATATTCCCTGCCAACTTTAACAGATACATAAGTTCTATTCTTAAATCGTTTATCTAATTCGTTACTATAAGTCCACTTTGGCAAAGTAAAATATCCTTGACTTTCCAAGTATTTCAATCTAGTCCTATTAGTGGCACACCCTTGAATGATGTCTTTAATGCTGCAATCTTTATTGTTTTGTATATAATTGACAATAAATTTGGCCTGCCTTGCATCATCTAATTTGGTGTACACAATTCACTCCTAATATACTTTAAAATACCATAATTATAACCACGCATTGTACACTCAATTAGCGTATAGTCAAGTAGTAATTCATCTATACGTCTACGATTGTATGCACTATGAAACTCTATAAGAAAAACTACAGGAAAGTGCACTAGGTTTTCAAGTATCTCAATCTCTGCACCCTCTGTATCAATTTTAATGATGTCACACGCTGGAAGATGTTTGGCTGACATTACCTTAACTATCTCACCTTCTTTGGCCTGTTCCTCACCTGCAAACATACTAGCCTCACCACAGTTATGAAGGCCATAATACATCTGACGTTCACCATCATCCTTGCCTATAGCAAAGTTTCTAATAGCTATATCTGTGCCTGCTGTATTTTGTCTTAACAGGTTATAGTTTTCTTTTATAGGCTCATAGCAATCTATCTTTGGCTTATCAAAGTACTCATGTGCCCAGACTGCAAATCCACCTACGTTAGCACCAATATCTATAATGTATGGTTCTTTCATAGCACCAATAGCATATTCACCTTGAAATATTTTTCCTACATGACTAATCATGTTATTAGGAATAATCATACAAGCCTGCCACTAAACTGATAAGTTCCTGTGTGGCCTAATTGTGCCCATGCTGCACCCCATACCTTGATACCATTATCACGAGCTAGTTTACAAAAATGATAATCTTCACTTAATAAATGATTTTGATCATCTATACTAGTGGCAAAGTATTCTGTTATCTTGTCACCTAAATCAGAGTTATCATTTACATCACTCATATTGTGTGTGTATGATGGACATTTATCTTTTAACTTTTCAAACACTTCACGTTTAATTAACATAAATCCAGTACCGCCATGTTTAATCTCAAATGGCTTATCTAATGGCACAAGTTGCTGCTTAGCATCGCCAACCATATTTACTACATACTCGCCAGTAAAGTATTTAAGTTGATCCTGTGGCACTTTCTTTTCAATAGCGTAAGCAACTCCACCCCAGTTAATTTCTTTTTTAGGGTACAGTCCACATATAATCTCTACGTCAGAATCAATCATCTTTAATAAGTGCTGTGCCTCAAATTGTATATCAGCATCAATAAACATTAAGTGTGTAGCATCACCTTTTAAGAAGTCATTGACTAAAGTATTGCGACCTCTAGTGATAAGGCTTTCATTATAGAGAAATGAAAAGTATGCCTCTATGTCTTTAGCGTTAAGCCATGCCTGCAGTTTAAGCATGGATTCCAGATAAGTGCCATAACATAGGCCACCATACATAGGTGTTGCAATAAATAGATTTGTTTTAGTTGCCAAGATGAGCCTCCACAAGTTTTTTTGAGTCGTACTTTTTAACGTTAGTTACTTTAATAATATTTTTTGTATCTGGGATTAAAGGTGTGATAGTCCAATTATGTAATTTATTTTTTATATCTTGATAAATTTCTAAAGACTGTGGCTCTGAAGTCATAAGTCCAGACCATACAAGTTTGCCTGTACCGTCAAACTCCTCCACTAAAAATGCAATTGGTTTAGTCACAGAATACAAGCCTCCCTATTTTAATGTTACAATTTTTCCACCCAGCTGGTGTATCAATACTATCATCATAAAAGTGTAGTTTGTTGCCTATAGGGTTCTTAATCTTATTAAAGTAAATAGCATCTATTGCCTTATATTTAATTTCTAAATATCTTTTCTGATCTACTTCTTCATGATTTGTATCTGTAATTCCTTGAAATTGCCCATTGGCATAAGCTACCTCGCATGGGTCGTTCCCATAGTTTTTATTTTTAATACGATTGCGTATTACGTTAAACACAGCAACAATTTCTTGATGTGTTCCTGCTTCATGATATGCAGCGTGAGCATAACAGCTCATGTATAAATCTAACGTATTAATGTCCATAATTTAAATCTATAAATTTAATTAAGTCTTTATCTTTAACTTTACTGTAAATCATTTTCTTAACATAGTCTATATCATAATTAGAAAATAACAAACATAAATCTCTTAGCTGATTTGACTTAGACCATAAAAAAAATAATGCAGATTTTTGTTCAGTAGAATATCCATTCATTGCATCGTCAACAGCCTTAAGCAATATAGCCTGCAATAATCTTGCCTCTGGTGTAGTGGATAATTCATTTACTGTAGATTCTCTTAGTTCAACTTTTTGCATAGTCTTTTGTCATGGTTTTCTCTATTTATAAGACGTTATAAAAGGTGTATAATTACGCTTAATGGCATAAGCCAGAAACCTTTTAAGGAATATTATTATGTGGACAACTCCAGCTGCTACTGAAATGCGTTTTGGCTTTGAAGTGACTATGTACGTCATGAATAAATAGTTTGTATAAGTGATGGGAAATGCTCCTAAAAGGGAGCATCTTCCTCATTTGTAGCATTAGATGTAGTTACTTCTTTTAACTGCACAGATCCAGAAATAAACTTACCTTTAGCACCTTCACGAATCCAGCCACTAACTCTAAACTCAATACCATCTACATTTAAATTACCTGTGTAGTCTGGTCGTTTAGGATTATCACCCTTATCGTTTTTAAATAGTGCAAAACTATTTGTATTATCATACTCTGCCATACGTTACTCCTTAACAAAAATTGGTTTCTTAGTCCAGCGTTTAGGTTCTATGTCATCTTCAACATATTTCATAAACTCTAGTGCTAATGGCATATACCATTCAAGCCATGACTTACTTCTTTCAACTATTTCTAGTTTTGTTTCGTTTGGTGTCCAGATATAAAAATATGCACTATCAACGTCACATACTTCCATCTGGAGCTGCATTTGAAAATAGTACCTGTCTGGTATAGATGGATATACTTCTTGCGTGTAAGGGCACTTAATTTCAATTACAGACCCATTATAATAACCATCTGGACTAGCACCAAAAGGTAGTTCCTTATGCATAACAAATTTGTTACCAGCCTCCACTATATCATCAAGTTCTTTTTCTAGCGTACTTAATGCTACAGGTTCATTTAAGACACCCCACTCAGTCATCTCGTTACCTTCAAATGGAGGCTCACGCAAAGTCATTTGCCTCCATAATTTCTGCCTCTCATATACTGCTGCATATGAATTACTAGCGGTAATGACGTTGTGCCTCCTACTGTCCCTTAAATGGCTCATGCAACTTTCTTTAAATCATTAGCAAATTCACGAAGTTTTTCTTGCATTTGTGGACTAAACTTAAAGAACTTTTCTTTTAGTTCACCAGCTTCTTTTGCTAATACAAGTTGGCCTTTAGCTACTTCAACATCATCATCTGTAATGGTTTCAATAACTGGATTATTTTGTTGGTACATAGCATTAGCAACTTCTTCAGCTGAAGCAAATTGTTCGCCACTTAAGCCTA